GGTAGGCGCAGCCATTTCAAGGCTCCATTGCGTTTTGCAACGCGACGGCGTTCTCAAGGCTTGGGTTCTGGTCGAACCGGGCCTGAAGCTTGTCGATCGTTGCCTGTTTGTGAGAGCGCAGCGGTGGCGCAGAACTCGGTGTGATCACCGGGGTTTTCTGCTTCCTTTGCTGCGCGGCTGGTTTTGCCTTGGCCTGCGCTTGGGCTTTCGCCTGCGCATGGCGGTAGCGGTATGCGTCGTATGCGATGCTGAGAATGCGGGCATCGATGTTGGCGAGTTCGTCCGGCGTTGCCCCTTTTTCCATCAGGAACTTGCCGACTTCCGTCCTCAGCGCCTTGCCCGTTTCCGGGTGGGCCAGTTCCGGCGCCAACGTCTTCAGCTTTTCTTCCTCTTGCGCCACAAACGTCGCGCGTTGCTGCTGGTCGGCGAATTGCTTGGCGACATTGAGCCGCTGCAATTCCTTGCCTTCCTCTTCCATCTGAATGCGGCCACGCATGGCTGCTTCAGGATCGGTGTCGGCCCAGGCTTTCCAATCGATCCGATCCCATTTGGATGCGAATGTCTGTTGGGCCCTGGGCAGAATTTCATTGAGCGCAGCCACGTATTGCTGCATCTGGGATGAATCGGTCTCGGCCTTCTTGCGCGCCTCTGCGGCGTCCTGCTGGGCCTTGGTGACCGCGGCTTCGCGAAGCTTTTCCTGTTCCGCAACAGCGGCCTGAATTTCTGGTGGCGCCTTGGCGAACAGCGCTTTCTTGTCTGCGTTCCACCAGTGCGGCGCCTCTACGACAGCGGCTTCCGGCTCGACTTCGTCTTCCTCGGCGTCTTCGCCGTCGCCATCGTCTTCGGCGGTCTCGGCTTCGCTATCCTCTGCCTCGCCTTCATCACCGTCTTCCGGTGCATCATCATCCGCGCCGGCATCTTCTTCGGCGGCGGCGGCCTCGTCACGATCCTGTTCGCCGCGATCAAGATCAGCATCAGTGGTATCGGTATCGGCCGCATCCAACTGGCCCACCACATCGTCAATAGAAAGGGCTTCGCTGCCCGCATCTGCGGGTTGCGCTTTCGGCATATCGTCCTCGCTTGGTTTGCGGCTGCCCTATGGCTTGACCGCGCTCAGGCCAGTTTTCCGTCGCGGGAGGCCTGTTCGATTTTGCCCGCGTTGATGATGGTGCGAAGCTCCTTGCGCACAGCATCGATGGTCTTGATCGTGCGCCAAATATCTTCGCGTTTTTCGGTTTCGCTCGATCCCGTGCCGACCCAGAGCCGGATGGCATTTTCGTGCATCTTGTCGAAGGCGGCTTCAGTCTCGGTCAGTTCGACTGCTGCCTGAGCGGCGCGCCTGATGATGTCCGTCATCCTGGCTCACCTCCGACATTGATCTGCTGTGCGGCATGGAGCCGGGCAGAATGGGTTTTGGTGGCGATGTCGGTCAGGCTATCGAGACCTGCGATGCGCAGCTTGGCCGCGATCTCCTGCTGGATCTGATAGGTCTTGGTCTGCGCATCCAGGTCGGCCTGATATTTCTTTGCCGCCAGATCGGCTTGGGCCTTGATCTGGGCGATCTGCAATTCCTGTGCAGCCTTGGCCGCGTTCGGGTCCTGCGGCTGCTGTGGCACCTGATTGCCGGGATCGGTCCAGTAGCGTTCCGGGTTCTTGAGGCCCGCGGTCTCCGTCAGCTTGGTCAACAGGTTGTAGACATTGTTCGGCAGCACGAACGGGCCGCCGACGCCCTGCTGCAAGCCCACGATCTGCGTCATGACGGCCAGCAACCCTTGCAACGATGCCTGTTCCTGCTCGCGGCCAGACGCGCCCAGACCGATCTCGATGGTCATGTCGTTGCGTTCGGCCCACTGGCTGGGATCGATCGGCACCCATTTGTTGCGCAGCCGGTATTTGGCAGGCGCCGTCGCGTTCTCACGGATCAGCGCGTGGACACCCAGGAACAGGTCTTTGAGGCCGGTCTCGGCAAAGATGCGGGCGATCAGACGGACACGTTTCTGCGCTGCGGTCATCAACGCCAGCGCGCCTTTGGCCGTGTCATGCAGCGTGTCGGGGTTCAGCCCTTGCGCATTGCGGACAATGCCGGTGCGCTGCTCCGCCATGGTGGAAACGTATTCCAAGGCGCCGAACACGTCATAATTCAGGCTGCCAGCGGCGAGCGGCTGAACTGCGTTCACATCCTTCACGCGGATCGGACGGCCCGGCTCATTGAGCAGCAGATCGTCAATCGTGAAGTCGTTGGCGCCCTGGTCCGCCACCACCACGCGCTGGTTGAGCGCGAAATAGGCGCTGTCCAGCCCCATGCGCAGCAGTACGGTCTTGATCCGCTGGATTTCCAGTAGCTTGTCGGCCACAGACAGGCCGTGGAAGCGATGGGTATTGATGTACGGCGTCAGCGCCGACATGCGCGAGCCGCTGATCCGCTCCTTGTCGATCAGCACGCCGAAGTCGTTGCCGGTCCTGATCTGCCACAATTCCGGCTTGCCATCGCCATCCGCGTCGATGCGCAGGAAGCTGGTCACCACCTCTACGGAGCGGAGTTCGCCGCTGTCGGCGGTCTCTGCCTCGGATTCGCCCGCCATATCCCGCGCCTGAGCGACACCGGTGTCATTGCCTTCACGCTCAGCCGTGGCATGAAGCTGGGCCACGATGTCGGGATCGACGCCTTGCGCAATCAGTTCCTGGGCGCGCGGGCGCGAGCGGAAGGCGTGATAGGTGGCCTCGCGGATCGAGGGGGCGTCGGCCGAGATGCAGAAATCATCCGGCGGCACGGCCTGAATGCGAGCGCAGCCGGGCGAAACACGGCGTTTCAGCGTGAAGCTGTATGTCGGCAGGCCTTGTGGGCTGTTCGGATCGGGGCTGTCAGGCTGTTCGGCGGGCGGGTCCGGCACCAGGTCCACGATCTCGCCGGACTTTGCCGCCAGTTCCACTTCGATGGCGTTTTTGCCCTCGAATTGTTCCTCGGCGTACACATCTTCCTGCCAATACCAGTAAAACAGGCCGGTTTTTTCCAGCAGGGAATCCTTGATGCCGGTGTAAAGCTGCAGAAAACCATCGTTCCGGCTGAACACCACATGGGTGATGAAATCGGTTTCCTGTTTGGCCGCTTCTTCGTCCTGTTCATCGTGCGGGGTAAAGCTCGCCACATCGTCGCCGCCGGTGAAAATCTCGATCAGGTCCGGCAGGACGGTCTCAATCGCGTCGGCCACATCGGTGGAAACCGCACCTGAACGGTTATCCGGCGGCTTCAGGTCGGGCATATCGCCCTTGTAATAGTCCAGCGCCTTCTCGCGCTGGGCCGAAAGCTCATTGGCGTGCCGGAAACCGATGGAGCGCTCATCTTCCTGCTGACACAGGACGCGCCATTCGTCGTCGTCAAACCGGCTTTCCGTCTTTTCGGTATCGGCCGGCGCGGCGCGGAGTGCCATCAGGCCTTCAGCCCCACGATGTTGGTGGCCGTGGTTCCGGTGGAAAGCACCTTGACGATATGGAGATGAATCACCGCCCCCACAGGCACAGCCTTGAAGGTCACGGTGTCACCTTTGGCGGTTTGCACCGCCACGTCGCCGGTCCCGCCGACATAGAAGCCGACATAATCGACAAAGGCGGTGTCCGACGCGGTAACGGCCGCGGCGCCTTGCGGTAGAAACATGCTGTCCTCTCAGACGATGCCCATGTTGGGCATCTTGATTTTCTGGGTTGTCTTGCGCGGCTCTTCGTAGGCCACGCACATCAGGCCGAAGGCGTCGGCGCCATGGCTTGACCAGTCGTGTTCAGGGCCGAGGCCCACATTCCGCGTCGGGTCTTTCTTCTCGTGATAGAAGCCCAGCGCCTCGCGGCCTGCCTCAGTGGTTTCTTCGTTGAACCATATGCGCGGGAACAGGCGCCGCGCGGCTTCGACCCGCATCATCGCGGCACCCTTGCCCTGGTTCTTGATCACCGTGACCTGGAAGCCTGCGTCCCGAAGGTGATCTTCGTAGCGCTTGCCGGTGATGTTGTTCTCGTTCACCCCATCATGGGGAAGAATGCAGATCGCGTTGCCCCAGCCCCGCTTGCGCAGTTCCGTGACATAGTAGGAGAGGACCTGCCCCACGCCCTCGATGTAATCGAGCACACGGATTTCCCTGTCGATCCATTGCGCGATCCAGATCGCCATGGCGTCGGCATTGGCACCGGAGCCGCCAAGGTCGAAGATGGCCCGCACCGGCAACAACGGGTCGGCACTGACACGCCCAATACGCTTCTGTGCCTTGGCCTCGGCCAGTTGCTTGGCGAAATAGGCGCCCTCAAACGCCTTGGCGTAACCGCCTTCCCAAATGTGGTCGTATCGATCAGGATAACGCTCGAGATCGAGCTTACGCTCGTCTTCGAGCACAGCGGGAAACCATGGGTTGTCGCGCCAGTTGGCTTTGACGACAATTGCGCCCGGCAGATCGGAGCCGCGCAAAAACACATCAATGGCGTCTGATTTGCGCGTCGGATTCCAGCTCGCCCAAATCTCGCTCCCCTCGGCACGGATCGTGGGGCGCAGCAACGCGAGACTGCGCGCTGATAATGTCTGCGCCTCTTCGATCCACGCGCGGCCCACACCCTCAAGCGATTTGATCGATTCCGCCGTGTGATCCTGCATCCCGGCAAAGGTGATCAGGCCACCGCCCGGCGTCTCGATGCGATCTGTAAAAATCCCAAACAGATGGCCAACACCAAGCGCGGCGATCTTGTCCTCGATCAACCGCTTGGCCGACTGCGCCAATGTGCGCTGCACCTCACGGATACACACGCTGCGAAGACCCGGATTGGCGATACTCTCGACGACGATCTGCTCAGCAAAAAAATGCGACTTGCCTGAGCCGCGACCACCGTAGGCACCCTTATAGCGTGACTGATCGAGCAACGGGCGATAGACCCGCGCAACCTCACGTCTGAGCGTCGACAATCACAGTCTCAACGCGCGTGACCATCAGCTTGATCGCGTCTCCGTCAGGGTCGCCCGCGATCATCTGCGTGGGCTTGCCCCAGCCGCGGTCAAGCAGGGCCTGTGCGGCTGAGACGGACGCCTTTGCATTGTCGGAATTCAGCCAAAAACCAAGGCGTTCGATGGCAGCCTTCGTATGCTTGCGGGCTAGCCTTTTGACCTCGTTGTCGTTTCTTGGCCTTCCTCCGGGGTTCCCGGACTCGCCGGGCTTAAACGGCATTGATATCACCATTGTTTTCAATGGGCTGGAAAAGCACATTGTGCGCCTTCAGCTTGTCCGCAACCCATTGAAACCCATGACTATTCCCGAGCTTTTGTATCAAACCATTTCCGACTTCGATTAGCGCTGCGTATGGATTGACGATTGATCCATCAGGCATCAACAAATCGGTAGAGAATGTGAATCCAGCGGTCCTTCTGGCACACAGAACGATCAACTTAATGTCACTCTCCGGTCCATCTTCGAACCACTTACCACCGCGACCTCCTGGGGCCACGTTCGTGAGCGATTTCAATCCCATCGTCGCAATGCGTTTACGTTCAAAGCGATAAGCGGCATCTTCCGAACGAAACCACTTCACGATCTCAATCTTTACCGTATGTCCCGCTGAAATGATCTCACGGATCATCTCGCATTTGTCGCTATCGACGCCGCGCTCAGCTTCACGCATATGCTGTGCTGGCCGGTCACCCTTTCCTTTGCCTACGTAAAACGTATGACCGGTTCTGGGATCAACGAGATCGTAAACAAAGTAGAGTTTTTCACCCGTGCGTTTCGTGGCTGCCATAGGCTTGACCACCTTTCATGTGTGTTATTCTTCAGCCTTTGAGCAGGTAGCTGACCATAACTGATGCGAATAATGCCAACACTGAGGCCGCGATTATCATCAACATGGCGTAGACGCACTTCCACAAGAAGTCGTCGCGCCGGGCTATGCGCTCCGCCTCCCGCCAAGCAATTGCATCGTCGGCTATGACGTAAATCGGGCCAACCGTGCCGAACAGAGCTATGGCACGAGGCCACCCCTGACACTTGACAGTGTTGTCCGCCTCGGCCTCACTCAGCCTGGTGGCGTATCTAACTTTCGTCATTAATCGTCCCGGTTGCCCCAGGTCTGTGAGGGTTGTGGTCTTCTGCGGCGCGGCGGCGCTCAGGCTCATTCGTCCGGGCGCCGCGACGTCATGAAATAGAACGTGCCTGAAGCGGGGTTGGCCGGATTTTCCACGGCACAGGCTCCTCCGCATCGCGGACAGGCTGTCATGCCCACCGATGCACCGGGAGCGAGATGATCGAGATGCGCCGGTGCAGCGACATCGCCGGACGATACGTCCTGTGCGAAACGTCCAAGATAATGGCCGTTCCCACAATACGTTGCTTCCCCCGCGCGCGCATAAAGTTCGCCCGGCTGTCCGCCATCGCGGACTACTACGCGCGCAGCCTCAGTTCCCAAAGGCCACCCAGTGGATCACGTCGGCCGCGGTCACGCTGTATGTGGAACCATCGCCCACGGTGAGCTTGCCGCCGGAGACGGAAACCGCCGCATCGGAGGTTGCCACCTTGCCCGCGCGGAGAATCATCACCTGCACCGCTGTGATGGCGCTGAGACCAGTATCGATAACGGCCGCGTTGGCCGTCGCATCGGCGGTAACCGCGGTATAGGCGCCGGACGCATGGTATGCGCTGGTGCCGCGCGAAAGAAATTGACCCTCGGTCGCCATGGCCGGGCCTCCTGTCTTGGAATGTGAGGTGGATACGAAAACGCCCCGCTGCCCGGTTGGGCGCGAGGCGCAAGAATTGATCGTGCCTAGATGGGTATCACTGACTGCCCGTCGTGGCAAGACCATAATGCACCGCCAATGCGTCGAGCCCGGCAATGAGTAGACCCATGATCTGCCGCCGGTCTGACCCGGCACGGATGGCGTATTGATCCAGGCTCTTGTCGATATCCTCGCAGATCAGGGACTGGATGACATGGCGTGTCACCGGTGGCGCTGATGTGATTGCCGCCATATAGCGATCCATGGCATCGCATTTGGCATCCGCCAGATTGCTGCCAGGCGATGGTGAGCCTGCAACACCGATGCATACCGCGTAACCGCCGACAGTCATGCGCTCAAAATCTGCCTGCAACCGGCGGCCGGCCTCAAACTGGTGCTCCGCAATGCGGCCATGCTCCAGCATGTAGAGCAGGCGATCGATCCGCCGCGTGACAGTGATCTTACGCTTGCCCTCGCCTTCCGGGTCGCGGACCTCGTAATCAACCGGCGGGTTGTCGTCATAGCCAGGTTGTTTCATCGAAGCATTCCATCCACAGGGTCAGCCTCGCCCGATCTCGTTCTGCGTTTCGATTTCCTTCTGCTGGAGATTGCGCCACATCCGCATCGCCAGCGCCGCGTTGGCATCGTCGAGCGTCAGGCGCCGCTCCTGCCAGAGATGTTCTTCGCCAACCTCGATCTTGTCCGCGGTGTGCTGCGCGAATTCTTTGGCGCGCACCAAGGCTTTCAGATTGACCGCCTCAGGCAAGGTTTTGTCGTGCAATATCGCGCATTTGAGCGCCCATGCCACGTTCATGCGGCACGCTTCCCGCGCCATTTCCGAACGCCGCACGGCGAGCCAGCGCTCCCATGCCAGCCTGTCTTCGTCCTGCGCCGGCCGTTTCTGCGCTGCGGTCTGGTCCCGCGACGCGGTGCGCGCGGCGCTGGCAAAGTGCCCCACACTCGGCCAAACCCTCTTATCGTAATTGTCCCGGACATGACACCACGCATCCTTCAAAACCAGCGCGTTGAAGCCTTTGAGCGCGTCCACATATTCGCGCATCGCCGCCTGAATTTCGGGCTCCGGCATGGCCCGCGGCGGCAGAAACAGCCGCTGCATCGGTGTGATGATTTCGTTCTGAACGTCCGTCGCCGTCACGGCTCCATGCCTTCCAAAGCGTTGATGATCTTGAAACTTTCTGGATCGTTGAATGCGGGGCGCGGCGGCCCGCGCGATGGCGTGGCTTTGAGTGCCCAGTTGATCCAGGCCAGCCGCCAATTGCGTTTGACCGCGTTGGCGCCGCCCGCGGAAGTCCAGTAATTCGAGAATTTCTCAGCTTCGAGATTGAGGTCGACCGGAGGCAGTTTGTGATCTGCTCGCGATTTGGCTGCGGCTTCGATCCACTCGGGTTCTACGGATTGGTCGGAAGACCACCGCGTTCCACGTGCGCCACTCTCTGAGCGAAGCGAAGAGAGTATTATTCCTGTTTTCCCTGTTTCTACTTTGTCCCGCTGCTGTCCCACTTCCGTCCCAATTTCTGGTTCAGCGCTGTCCCGCTCTATGTCCCGCTCTGGTAGTCCGACAATCTGGAACTGATTGTATTTGGTGATGAAATAGATTTGGCAACCGTCCCTGCTAGTGTCCCGGATTGTGTCCCGCTGCTGTACCGATTTTAGAAAGCGTTGTGTTCGGGACTTACTCCATTGGAATTTCTCCGCCAAAAACCTGACCGAAAACGAGAATTCACCCCGCTTCAGATTGATCGCGCGTCCATGCGCACCACGCGTGCGGTGATCTGCCCATGCCGCATTGCCGACCAGCCATATCCAAGCCTCACGCTCGGTGAATGGCTCGTCGGCAAAATCTGGGTCGTCCCAGATGCCTCTGCTAATCGCGAAGACGCTCTGGCCGCGCGCCATCACATCACCATGACCGTGATGGCGCCGGTCTCCTCGCAATAGTAAAATTCAGCCGTAACCACTTCACGCGGCTGGCGCGCGTTGCCCCAACGATATTTGACGGACCGCATTGGCGCGCGCCACGGTAGCGCGCTCAGGAAGCGGCTAACCCCATCAATCGCCGCGAAGGTCTGAAAGAGTTCGTCAGTCGCAATATTTTCCTGCGCGGCCACCACATTGGCCCTGATGGTTTCAAATTGCTCTGCATAGTAGGAATTCTTGGCTGCCCGCATGCCTACGGCCCGGATTGCGTGCAGCACCGTCGTATGATCGCGATTAAATCGCCGCCCGATCATGGGCAGCGACATGGCGGTCATCTCCCGTGCCAGCATCATTGCTACCTGGCGAGGCCATGCGATGTTGCGCACACTCGACCGTCCCACCAGATCAGCATTGGTGATCTTGTAATGGGCGCAGACAGCGCGACGGATCAGATAGAGGGTGGCTGTGTCGCTCATGCGGCCTTCTCCGTCATGGCGAAGACGAATTTCGACCGGCCTTCAAACTCTCTGGTATTGAGGTCTTTCTTCCCCACCCGTATCGTTCCGCGGGCCGTATGATATGGGCAGTAAGATTTGCCCTCGCCTGTCGGACGGCCGCAGAAATGAAAATCTGGATCACGGGGATCGCCATGCGGCCAATGGCATTGATTCCGACCTAATTCAATCAAGGTCAGATGATGACCATCGATTGTGATAGCTTCGGGATGTGCTCGCGAGACACGTATCCGGTGCGCCTTGGGAGACCTGGCAGCCTCTCCCACTTCCCGACGTCCGTGAAAACCGAAAGCGCGACGCTCCAGATGAAGCTTTTGCGCTTTCTTGCGAATAGCAACTTGCGACACGCCAAATTCACGACCTATTGCTGCGCTGGCGTATCCTGCGGCCCATAATGTGCGCAGGCGCTGCACGAGATCATTGGTCCATACCATGCGCTTCATGCGACCTCCCGTACGTGCTGGACAGGAATCCCGCATTCACGCAGCCGGTCACATGCTTCACCTATCGACCGAGCGACTTCGACACGACCGCCGGCCTCAATGATCTTGTGATGAACATCGACTTGGACGGGCCTTACCTCCCCGTATTTCGATTTCAGTTCGAGACCGACAAACCGTCCCTGCCAAACAAATACGAGGTCCGGCACGCCTGCCACGACACCTTGCTTTTTAAGGGCCACACCTTCGAGGACATGGCGAGAACCGCCATTTGGTACAGCGAAGAAAAAGCAATTCTTCGGCAACGCCATGGCAAGAACCTGCACAAGCCGTTCCTGCAGGCCCTGTTCTTCCTTGCGCCGCTTGCGCTTCGGCGTGGGCGTATCGAGCCCCATTTTGATCGCGTATGGACGCATAAACCCGCTGTTATCCCTAACGAAGGAAGCCAAAAAAAATGATGATCGCCCAACAGATCGCACCACCGATCAATCCATTGATGATCGCTGTCGCGCTGAGATCAGCACGGGGAATGTTGTCGTTGGCGTATGGTGTGGTCATGCCGCGACCTCACACGAGTTGCTTTCGAGCGCGCGAACGACGGCTGCTGCAACAGCGCGGCCCATGGGAAGCGGGACGCCGTTGCCGACAGCCTGCACCTTCGCGGCCACTGTGAATGGTGGAAGGTCAAAGTCGGCCGGCAAACCTTGCAGCCGCTTATGGTTTTTGAATGTCTCGCGTGATTTTGTGCCGGCGGGGCGCTTGTGCACGTAATCCCACGCCGATCCACTCGCCAGTGCGGCCGGTTCTGGGTCTGGACGATAAAGCGCGGGCCAATCGAAGATCAGCCTACGCTTGTCGCGCGACCCGAAACTGAAGCGTCGTTGCCGGAGGGTTTCTCCACCGCACCATGCGTCGCGGATCAAATGCGCATCGACATAATAGCCGGGCACTACCGGCAGCGGCGCGCCGCGAACATTCTCCATTAGAAACCATTCTGGCGCAGCTTCCGAAACGCACCGTTCGAACTCGGGGATACGATCCGGCTTGACAGCCAAGCCGTTGCGGTTGACTAGCGCGGCAAGGGTGCTGTGTGCCTGGCATGGTGGCCCACCGATTACCCCGTCAAATCGGCCGGCAGGCGGATGAAAATTTCGAACGTCGCCGCCCCACAGAAGATCAGGCCCGCGCACAACGCAGAACCCTGCTTCTTCAAAAGCCATATCGAGAAGGCCAATGCCGGGAAAAAGAGAAAGGACGAGACCCTTCATGCTGCCTCCTTCTCCCGCTCTATCCACCAGCGATTCATGCGGGCACGACGCCAATCTGCGATCATTCCGGCGAATGCTTCGACGGTGAACGCAATGTGTTTTGCCGTGCGAAGGCGACGGGCGTAACGAATGTCAGCGCGGGAGGTCATCCTGCACCGCCTTTGGACGATGCCGGAATGGTGAATGTCATCGATCCATCACCCTTGAATCCGATTAAGATCGGTCGTCTTGATCTCTCGTTGTCTTCCTCTAGCCCAATATCGCTAGCGATTTTGTTGGTTACCGCGAACAATCTTTCTAATTTTTTTATTGCGGTTAAGTCCGCTTCCGTTAAAAGCGGTGCGCCGCATTTCGGGCATGGTTTGTCGAGGTAATCCGCGAAGCTTTCGTGTTCGGTGGGGATATTTGGATCAGAAAAATCACACCCTTTCGCATCGCATTTCACGCCTACGGCTCTGAGTTGGAACGCTGGTCCATCGGATAATACCTTCATTCCGCACCTTCCGTCGCTTGCCTGCGCTGATAAGCATTGAATGCGCGCGTCAACGCTCCGGCGAATTCAGCTTCACCGGGTCGGATCAATCCAATGTATTCGGCAAAGGCGCTCGCGAAATCAGGATCGTTCATGCACCAGGTGGCAAGCGTGCTCCCGATGCAGCCGCTTTTGCCTGCACGGATGTTCTGCGCGGCTTTGATGCTGGTGCCGATGATGTTCGCAAGCTCCTTTTCGGAATGCTTGCGCGCTTGCTCTGCAATCCAATCGCTGAACTCGCGTGTCGAAACCCGAGAAGAAGTGTGCCTTGGATCGCCTACAATTCTTCTGGCCGTATTCCCGTTAGAAAAATTCATCGTGGTCCGTTCCAATGATTCGCGTGGAACGGACGTGGATACGGACGGTGTTGAGCTTGTGGGCTCGTCATACAGGGCTGCGGATGTTGCGAGCATCAGGCAGCCCTTTCGCTTTGATAGGGGCCCGCGACAGCGGCGGACCAGCGCCAGCCGTTAGCGCCACCATCGCGGGACTGGCCGGTTACGGGCCCGGCCAGTGGGGAATGGGGTATCTGGAACCGATGGATCGATCCGCTAGAATGGTCCATGTGAGAGCGGGGGCTACGCATGGATCATGTCTCTATTGGGGTTTTTGCGCGCCTGTGGCGCTGGTTGCGCGATTTCGCGGCTATGCCGGGCAACGTCAGAAAATTGGCCGAAACTGCCGAATTTCAAAGCGATGTCAGACCCGCGTGTACATCCTGCGGAAAGGGGCGCGTTGGAAATTTGATATATCGCCGGATCAATGGATTTCCCGAAACTCAAGGGACTTGCGATCATTGCGAAGCGGTCTGGCAAGTCTCGGAAGATGGCCGCACGCTCGATCATATTGTCAAACCGGGCCGTCATTGAGCGGCCCTCGCGAGCAGTCGAAGAAGGGCTTCGCGCATGGCCTCGGCGGACATCGCGAGATACTCAATATCGACCGATGTCGTTTTCCCGCAGGCAGATGCCAAAGCGACGGCGGCGAACAGTCCCACCTTTTCGAGACCAATCCCTGCGAGTTCCAGATCAGACATCGCTTTGAAGTCCGGCTTGGAATCCGTCATGCAGCCTCCTTGGGGGTGGGGGTGGAGA